GGCGAAAGGATACAGCTCTGCAATCCGATTCTTCGCAAACGCTTTTATAAAAGCAATGATCACATCATCACTAAAATCCTTTGCCTTCTCCGTGGTATTCTCCATTGCTTCTCTAAATAGCTGAACAGATAAATCTTCCCACGCATTGTTATGCAATACCTGATTAAATGCAACCATGATCTTCCCTTGTTCCTCAAAAGATATGCCGCAATTCAGACACAGCAGACTCACCGATATCGGATTTTGGTTGGAATGCCCCAACGCTTCCGCTATCTCATTTAACGCACATAATAGCAGATTATTATCTATATTTTCCATAGTATTTCCTCCATAATACGGTTTCAGATTTTTACTTTTGTACGTTTATCCGTAATAAAATACCCCATTTAATTTCAATTCAGCTACTTGAGATTTGCATATTTCTTATGAAAACCAGTTAAGTGGATTGAGTAATTCAAAGAAAAAATGTAAGAACGTATCCCTGAACGATTTTTTAATATATGTCTTTCCTTTTCTCAAACTCAAAAGCGCCCGTAATAACGAAATTAATGTTATTAGCGGGATATATATCACCAATACTAGGATTATAATCCAAAATATTTCCATTTTCTTGTCCTCTCGTGCAACTCTTTATTTATCGCTGAATCTTCTCCACACCCACTATTAGAATTGATTATTATCCCCACAATATACCTACCAGAATAGCCAGTGTAATTCCTACCACCCCAATGACGCAAAGAATATTTATGACTTTTTTTGCTGTTGATTTAGCCAAGTTTATATCTTCGTAAATAGAAGACAGTTGTTTTTCATAAAGATTTTTATCCCTAACATCCTGCACATCAATATCTTTTACAAGAGCATCAAGTGATAAGCCAAAATAATCACTTAATAAAACAAGTCTTTGAAAATCAGGGTAACTCTGAGCCAATTCCCACTTAGATATTGTTTGTCTTGAGACTCCTAATGCATTACCAAGTTCATCTTGTGATAAGCCCTTCGATTTGCGCAATTCGATAAGTTTCTCATTAAAATTCATAGATACCTCCTATAAAATGTGTTTTTTTCAAAATAACAAAAGCTACATTTATAGGCAACCAACTATTATTGGCAATTTGTCAACCACCGATAACATCATAAAAATCATCACAAAATTGAGAAGCTATTGCTAAATATGGCTTTCTCGTTCTCTTTTATCTAAAATTGTCTGCGGGATTTCTGCAAATCTTTTCAGGAGATATTCTTTTCCTTTTTTCCCTCTCCATTTACACCAGAACACAGCTGCACTACCGCAAAACAGGACAATCGTTATGAAATATGCATAATCAAATCCTGTATTATGAAGAATTAGATAACTTATCCATGCGGAAATTATGAGTGCAAGCCCAGAAATACTAAGAGCAATTCTAACTACCTTTTTCTGCGACAATTTTAAAAAATAATTTTCCCATTTTTCTGAATTAAACTTAAGCTGCCGACCTTTTATCCAAAACAAAATAAGAAATAGCGCCAAAGCAATGCCTTTACTTGAAAAAATATGGACTATAAGTGTACCTATTAAAATTGCAATTTCTTTCAAGCCTAATCCCTCCGTAAATCTTGATAAACTACTGAATCATCAGCCTTTTCATGGCTCCAATTATACCAAGAAAAGGCTGACAATTCAACGATTATCAAAACTTGTCGAAGTCCTCCTGAGTGGCAATCCGCTTATATTTCACGCCGTCATTGGCTTTTTCCGTCCACATATCCAGAACCAGCCCAATCGTGAGCAGATCCAAATCCCGGATGGAAATCCCCAGTTCCACACTCCGCAGAAGGAACAGCGGCGTGGTCATTTCCCGCTCACTTCTGCCAATCTTTTTTTTGACGTCACATCCGTCACAAGGTTCTCGCCCCACAGTTCCAGAATCTGCGGCAGCACCTCATAAATGGAGAACATATCAAACTGATCCAGCCAGTCCTCAATCTTTGCCGGAATGCTGTTGTCCGCATGATAAGCCATCACATAGGCCACGTTCTCGAAGATCTCCAGATCCTCGATCTGCAGCTCCTCGCCGTTTTCTGTCTTGCCTTTATAGGATTTTTCCAGCTTGGTCAAATCCTTGAAAATATCCCTCTTAAACTTTGCCCGGTACAGACGGGGAATCGTGGCAGAGGAACGGAAGGGAACCTTTTTTCCACTGATTTCTATCTCACGCTTGATCATACGCTACCTCCCTGACCACTTGTTTCCTCCGGTTCCTCCTCGGTAGGAATATACACAGTCTTGTACCAGTTCGCATAAGTACCGGCATCGGTGGTATCCCCGGTTCTGGCTTTTACCAGCCCATCGGAGCGGGGATCGGCGGTGATAGACAGTGTCTCTGTACCCGGTTCAATCGTATCTTCCTTCGTCTCCGACTCGATAGACGGACGGGAAGCGGAACAATTATACAGCACATGGCGGATAGCGTTCACGTCTCCATCAAATTCAAAGAGCAGGGCAAATTTCACGCTTTCCCCAACGCCACTGTTTTCGACCAGCACGCCTTTGGCATCCAGCTTCTCCTGAAGGATCTCCGTGCGGAACCACTCCGGAATCAGGGCAATCTCCAGATCGCCACTGTAACCGTTGTTAGTCACGCTGCGAAAATAAACAATACCATCCGCATAGAACGGGCTGGTTTCGCCCTCCGCATCCAGACTGATACTCACTGCACCGGGGATTGCCTTTGGCTCCGCATACGAAAAAGTAGTCGTGCCATCAGAATCTGTCTCAGTCAGCTTGGCAGCGTGGACATTTTTCAAGTTATATTTCACTTTGTTTCCCATGAAAATCATACCTCCAATTCAAATGAGTAAAGGACTTCATAGAGTTTTTCGCTCTCGATCCAGACCTCTGTTTTGTCATAAAAAATACCGTGTATATCCAACACGGTTTCCAGCTTCTGTTCCACAGCCAGATCCTTGCTGTCTGTGTACAGTTCAATATTCACATTGCTAACCTTCAAATAAACTTTTCCGTCTGCAGAAAAGTTGTCGCTCTGGGGCAGAAGGTAGCAAATAAAGGGAGGATCGGGAGATTCCCCTTCCGCAAAGTGATCATAAGCATAAGGGATACCCGTTTCCTCCAAAAGTTTCACCAAATCATCCATTCGTCAGGCTCCTTTCAATCTCACGCTCCAGCTGTTCGATACCTACTTCTTCCGCAGCGGCGATATGGGGCCTTGCGGCCACCCGGCCGCCGCCACGCTTCGCATGGCCATGCTCCAGTAGGTGAGCGATCTGATATCGGTTCCTGGAATGTACCGTCACCTGCAGAACGTTGGCGCTTTCCTTTGTGGTCTTCACCGCCCAGCTTTTCGCATAGTCTCCGGTATCTCTTGGTGCGCTGGCTTCAATATCTTTCCGGACGGTCGTGCCAGCCTTTTTCACCGCTTCCTTCATATCCTCCGTGGCCAACTCTGCGTACTCGGTCAGCTGTTCCATCACAGCAGCGGAAAGCTGGCTGATCGGGATTTTCCTTCCCATCACTACCGCCTCACTTTCTCGCAGGACAGCTTGATACTCTTGCGCCTGTAATTCATATGATACACAGCAGCGATGTTATAAATCTCCCCGTTGAATTCCACCCGGAAATGGGTGGAGTCAATCTCTGCTGCTTTTTTGCACCAGCGGATCGTAAAGTCGATGCTGGAGTCATCCACCACCATCCCGGCATCCGTCTGTTCCTTCCCGGCCTCACCACTGACGGTTGCATAGCAGGTATAAAAAGGCTGCCATTCATTCCGGCGGTTTCCAATGGAATCGGTGACCACCGTATTCTTGGATATAAAAATCCGTACATTCAACAGTTCGATGTCCATCAGAATGCCTCCTTCCTCGAACCGAACAGGAGGGAACGGAGCGTCAGGATTAAATCATGGTGATCCGCTTCCTCCCGGTGTTCATATAAATACGCAACCGCATACATGGCTGCGGTTTTTACTTTTCCATCTCCGCTTAGATCAGCTTCCCCATCTACCCGGAGGACATCCCTGCAAAGCTGTTCCGCCGAAGTGATAAAATCGGTAATCAGCTGGTCATCGTCTTCATAGTCCACCCGGAGATACTGTTTCATTTCCTCCAGCGTTACAATCATAGGGTCTCCTCCTCACATAAAAAGTTATGCTGTAGGCGTATCAGCTTTCAGCTTCAGGATCTGCACGGCTTCCGGCAGGATCAGCTTGCCATCCACACGCTCCTTTGCCACGTAACCGATCATGCCGTTGCCAGCGAACAATTCCCGCAGTTCGGAGAACGAACGGGTGCCACGGTCACCGATGTTGTAGTATTTATAATCACCAAAGGCAATCGCATCCTCCGGGGCGTAAGCGGAAGTGTGTACCGCATAACCCAGTACCCGATCCGGCTCCCCGGCCTGATAGGACGGCTGCCAGATATAGGCCCCGTTATTATCCTTCAGCTTGCGCAGGGAAGAGAGGGTCTTATCATTCATGATAAAGGATGCTTTCTTCCGGTACGGACGCTTCAGGGCATACACCAGATCCAGCATATCATCTGACTTGATCGCAGCCGTTAAGGTTCCGGCCACTGTACCGCCGCCGGTCGCTGCAAAAAGCCCCAGTGGCTTCCCTGTGCCGTCCCCGTTCAGGAAAGCGTCCTCTTCCGCATTGCCCAGTGCCTTTCCGAATTGATCCAGAATATAACCTTCCAGATTGAAGGCGTTATCATAGAGAAGTTCTTCCGTCACCTTGATTGCCACATGGA